AGAAGAATTAAAAGAACTCAAAGAGCAGAATAATGTTATCTTAGATGAAATTAAGTCTTTAAAGTCGCAAGCCAGTGAAGAAAAAGACAACAAGCAAACGCCAGAATATGGCCCCTTTGATATTATATAATAATGCTACATTTTATTTATGTGCGGGGTGCTTATGACAAACAATGACTTACTTAATCTTTATAATTTAGAAAAGAGTAGTTATGATTCTTATGGAACTTGGCGAACATCACTGCTATTAAGTTGGGTATTCAATCTTATTATTAATATAAGCTCTAATTTCTACGATTCAAAACATGGCATGGTAATCTTTGTGATTTCAAATTTTGTGCTATTTGTTGCCTTTGTAATTCTTACCGTTCAAAGAGAACAGGCAAACAAGCGAGTGTCGCAAATTATGAAAATGCTATTAAATAAAAATCCATAATATAAGCCCTCATTTGAGGGCTTTATTTTTTCACCTTTTTCACGTCCACTTCTTCATCTTCCACTTTCAATTCGCATTCAATTTGACTGGTAAATCCGCCATCTGAAAGGTTGTGCGTCACTCTTGTGATCAGCCAATTTGTTGCGTCAATTTCAGCTTTAAAGCCTGAAAGTTCAATCGGCGTTTCTGGCATTAAATCAGGTTCACCAAAGGCGAGACTAAGGCTAAATGTTGCCACGCCACGTTTTAACTTATCAAAGGCGGATTTGGCGGCAGTAATGGCGGTTTTTTCGCTTGCGTAAGTGTGTCGCAGTGATTTTATTTGAGAACTGTCACTTGTAATGGGTTCTTGTTGCTCAATTTCGTTGTATTTGCGCTTGCTTAATCGTCTGCCTTTCACTGTGCCGTTTTTCAGCGTTCTGCCTTTTGTCATTCGCTGTTTTTTCACAATCTTGGTGTTTTCATCCACCGTGATTTCGCCACGCTTGCCGCTGTCCGTATCGTGCCAATACGCTCGCACGGCTTTGTAGTTTTCACTCTCTGCAATAGAAAAATTGTAGTTGTCGCCATTCTTACGGGTGATTTTACGCAGTGGAATATCTTTCCCTGTGGCGGTTTTCCCTTTACCTAATGGCATAAATAGCAACGTGCCATTTTTCACCGTACACATTGCCCCGTGTTCTTCGGCAAGGCGTGTCAGCAAATTAATGTCGCTTTCGTTGGTTTGGTCGATGTGGTCGATTAATCGGCTTGCAAGCTCTTTCGCCACTTGGCTTTTGAGCTTGTTTCCTTGTGCAATTTCGTTGACGATTTCGCCCAATTTCTTTTGATGAAATGACCGCTCTTTTTGTTCGGTGAACGTGCCTTTTAAATCTGCCGCTCTTGCCCGAATGGTGAGCTTGTCGGCAGATGATGCACCGCCCGAAAACTGCACTTCATCGACGGAATATTTCCCTTTGTCAATCAGCGGCGAACCTTTCCAACCAAGGGCAAGGCTTATTGTGGCATTGCGTGGCGGCAAAGCCAGTTTGCCGTCATGGTCGGATAATTCCAAGTCGAGCGTGTCAGCTTCCAATCCGCGATTATCGGTTAAAGACAGATTGATCAAGCGGCTTGATACCACTTGCGTGATGTCTTGCTGTTTGTTGTCTTTCGTGGTGATCACCACTTTAAAAGCGGGGGTGCGGTGATTGTCGTTAAAGTCTAAGCCTAACATTAAAGATTACTCATCAAACTGTCTGCAATGGCAATCAACATCGGATCGTCAGTGCGTTTAAGGTTCATCGTGAAGTCAATGGCACGGGGTGCGCCATCACCAAAGAATTCGGTGCGGGTTTCTTGGATATTTTCAATTACAAAAAAGCCGATAATCTCAAAAGTTGCACCATCAATCAGAGGAAATGCGCCGCCACTGTCTGCCATTAATTCCAATGCTTTAATGGAAAATCTGCCGCCCGTGATTTCGGGGATAAGTCGCCCGCCGATTGTCACGGTTTCGCTTTCCTTTCCGGTGAATTGTGATTTCGGCATTGCGCCCACAATCGCATTGGTTGGATGTCGCCACGTTGATGTGCGGTCTAAGCTTTGGAAAGGCACAGTTTGCCGTGTAAAAACAAACATCCCAAGTGCGGCCAAGGCAAAGTTTTGAAACATGCTAGTGTTCCTTTATGTGTAGTTGGATAAATGTTAATGCAATGGCGATGGCGATAATCCAACCCCAACCATTAATGTTGTGATACATCAAAAACGTGGCGCAAACTGTTGCTGTGATGATTGACAAAAAATAGAAAAAGAAGATTAAAATCGTGGCCATAATTTATTCCTAAAGAAAAGTGCGGTCAAAAAATCCCGTGATTTCTGACCGCACTTGGTGAATTAGCGAAAGAGAAAGGCAATGCCGAAAATCACAAGTAACCAAAAGGCAATGGAAAGAATAAAGATTCCACGCCATACAATATGCCGCGGCATATTTAATACATAATCAATCAGCTTCTGTTTCATTTCGTTCCCTTGCTTTTTCTCGCCATGTCATTAATTCGGCAAATGTCATTTGCTCAAAGGCTTGTGGTTGCCAATGGAAAATTAGTGCAATGTCCGCCATGGCATCTTCTACCGTGGCGGCAATCATTATTCGGTCGCTTCCGCTTCCGAATTCTTCCCTAAAAAACCGACAGCCACCGCCGCAAGCTCGGTGAAGTCTGCCACTTCCATTGTGGAAAAGTCGGATTTGTGCAACACAGGATTTGTCACGCGAGTGAGCAACACTTGTAATGCGTCCACGTCCATTTGCAACACATCAAACATTTTCAAGCCTTTTAATGCCGGCACAGTGGGTTTGTTGACGGTGATTTCGGTGATTTTGGTTTCGCCACGCACAAGTGGATTGGTTAATGTGATCACTTTGCTGTTTTCGTTTTTCATTTTTTATACCTTTAAAAATGCCACGCTTTAAGCGTGGGGGAGTGATTTAATAAAAGCCCCTTGCGGGGCTAGGTGGTGATTAGATGCCAATCGCTGAACGGTGTTCTGCCAAGCGGTCAGTGCCGCCGACAATAAAGATTGAGTTGAGTAAATCAATTTCGACCAAATCTTTGCCGTTTTCGATGATTTTGTAATAGGTTAATGGCACGGTGTAGCTTTGTTCGGTGTCATCGCCTGATTTGCTTGTGCCGTTGTCAATTTCGCTGAAACGACCACGCATAATCAATTCAATGGCGGTGACTTCTTCGGTGTCGTCTTGTTGGTATGCACCCGCAAAACGTAATGCTGAACCGTCAATTTTGCCGCCAAATTCTTTAATGAGTTCGGTCATATAACCGCCCATTTTGAATTGCGCTTCCAAGCCTTCCACGCCTAAATTCACTTTCACTGGACCAATCATGCCGCCTGCACGGTATTCTTCCAGTTTCATTGCCAATTTAGGTTGGGTAATTTCGGTGACTTGGCCACGGTAAGAATTACCGTCTGCCAAGAAGTTCATGAGTTTTAATTTACGTGGTAAAGCCATTTGTTATGCTCCTACTTTGGCAATCTCTGCAGCGAATTCCACAAGGTATTCATCGCTGATGTATTGGTTAAAGCCTAATTGTTCTAATGGCGGAACAGGGCAGTAATCATAAGATACAAGCAATTTTGCATCTTTTAATGTGGCGGCAGTGTTCAGAGATGAATTGATAAATGCTTTACCGCCGACTAAGTAACCTTTCGCCACATATTCACGCCATTTCGCATTGATCGCTTCCACGATTTCTTTCACCAACATCACACTGATGTTTTTATCTACTGCCCAATCAAATGATTGTGCGATAGTATCTTTCAACACTTGTGCGGTGCGGGTGTAGTTTTCGTAGATGAATAACTTGTCTGCTGAACAGGTGCGCAAGCCCCATAACTTGAAGCCATTATGATTGACACAACAGGTGATGCCTTGTTCGTTCAAGTAATTGACATCTGTCGCACTGTCGTTAATGTCAAATGAAAGTGGTTTAGTCACGCCAGTCACACCAGTTAAACCTTTGTTAGAAATGCAAGTGTGCCAGCCGTATTCTTTATCTTGATACGCACGCATTGCCGCTGCACGAACGACTGCATAATCCACTTCGGTTGCTTTGGTGTTTGGGTTGAACGATAAGAAGTCACCGAAAATCAGCATTAATTCACGCTGTGAGAAATTACGGCGATAAGTGACCGCTTCTTCTTTGGTTTTTGCTGATCCGCACGATGCATACACAAAGCCATTCAGTTTTTTCGCCACGCTTAAAAGCTCGGTGGTAACATCTTGGCTGTCATACTTCGGCACGCAGAAAATACGCGGTTTCACGCCACAAACGGCAGCAGATACCAAGAACGCTTTTAAGCCAGTGTAATTGCCTTCGCTGTCCACTGTACCGATGACGTTTGCTTTCATGGTGCTTTCATCTTCGTTTTCTTCTACTCGAATGACGACCACTTTACAATTTACGATGTCCGCAATGCCATCTAACGCACGGGATAATGTGCCTTGTTTACCGGCTTTCGCTTGGACTTCGGCGGTGATACCTGTTAAAAGAGTGGGTTTATTGAGTGGGAAAACAGTTGCATCTGCATCTGCTGCCGTTGCCACTAAACCGATCACGGCAGTGGATGATGTGGTGAGTGTTCGCAAGGCTTCGGCAATTTCCGTCACCTTGACCCCATGGAGATATTCATCAGACATATTTTAGCCCTATGGTTTCTATTGGTTAAATAATGTCTTTATTGTGATCGAGAGAATGGAGCAGTGCGAGCGGTTGGAAGTGTGAAAAACGGGGTAACAAAATGCGGCCAAAATTGACCGCACTTTATTTAAATTAAGGCAGAGTGTCAGGGAATGGCTCGTCTGTTATCCAACTGATAACAGGCATCCTCATATAATTAAGGTCTGCTGTTGGTAAGCTGTCCTTGAATCGTAACTCAATGTAATTGCTGTCAGCTCTGCTACCAACATACACTACCGCAACATAGTTACCGTCATCATCATAAAAAGGAAGCATAATAGGAACGCTAGTACGGAAGCCGAGTGGTATTTTTGAACGAGGTAGAATATCCATTCGTTTGGTGTGGTTTTTTCGTATAAATTTAGGGTTACCACTCCCGCAAAAAGAAATAGTATCCCACGTCCCTTTACTAAATGAACACTCCACTGTATTGTTTACTCGTCTTAGTGATATATACCCCTGTTTAACATTCACACTATCTTTTGACATTTGTCTTGAGCCAGTATCCCCAGAGATAACAACCCATTTATTATTTTGTTTCTGCCACAGGTAAGCACCAACTCCACTGCCATTTAATGAACTATAAATAGTTCCGTTCGGCTCGTTACCTTTAATCTTATTTGCAACGCCATTTAATACATCGCCTGTTGTGTCAGGCTTATCAGGTCGTCCATTTCCAGTGATTATTGATGAACCGCTTGATTGACTACTGCCACCACCCTCTGGAATTTTCTTCTCAATTCGCTTAATTTCAGTTCCTACAAATTCAGCGAATTCTGATATGTTCGCTTGAAATGTCATTATTTATTGTAACCTCGAGTGTAAGCTTCTTTTAGGTTTACATTGTCAAGTGCGGTGAATTTCTGATTGATAGCATTTAAGGATTCATTCGCTTGAGAGATTTTTTGAATGAGTTTACTCAAGCCATCTTCGCCCGTTTTCATGCCATTCAGTGCGTCTGCAAGCTCTTTAATAGTATCTAATTCAGCTGCAACATTACCGCCTAAGATTTCGCTTTTCGCTTCGGTTTTTGCTTGATTAACTAACTCAATAATCTTTTTCGCTGACAATGTTGATGTTTCATTTGTCGCACTATCATTAATGCCTGCCGCACTGCCTGATAAACTTCTGACAGATTGGAACAATTCATTAATTGCGCCGACAAGTGATGTTTTTTCTGTTGTGTTTAGTGTTTGAAGATTGCCGATTAGCTTTACAATCTCTTTATCTTTCATGCCGACAAATTCAGCAAATTCTGTGATTGTTTGATTAAATTCTTGTCTTGCCATTAAAGCGCTCCGATGTTGTAGTGAATAATTAATTCGTTGATGTTTGGTAATTTGCTTGTGTCAAGATCACCGCCTATATTGGCATATCCTTTTTGAACGGTGATTTTGTGTTGTTGTTTAGGCTTGAGTGTCACTTTGTGTTTGGCTTTCGCCTTAGTTTTTATACACATTTCACCCCCTTGTGACATCCCGTTTTAACCGCACTTTGCCACCGCAAAGGGTGCTAATTAATCCGTTTTTGTCAGTTTGTTGCAAATCCCAACTCGCCACAGCCCAATCTGCATTTTCTGTTTGATCGTGCGACACATGCAGCGTGATTTCGTTTTCTTTCACCTTTAAGCCATTTGATGTTGATAGTTTAATGGTTTCTGCTTGACTTCGTTCCGGCACGATATGCAAATCAAATTGGCTCCCTGTAAAGTCCATTGGGGTGTCGTCATCATTATTAAAAATGAGCGTTTCGAATTCATCATCCCCACGAATCCAATTAAAAATTATTTCACTCATTTTGCATCCCCTTGATTGAACCGATAATCGCGCTGTTTGCCGCTTATTTCGCTTTCATATGCAGTTTTGCAATGGTTTTTATCTCTAAACAGCCAATTAATAAAACGATAGAGTACACGCCACCGTTTTTTTGGTTGTTCGGCTAATATCGCGCCTCGATAAGTGCGACTTGATAGCGTTTCGTCTGCCGCACCGCCTGTTAATGCGTTGAACAACTGATCGATAGCAATTATATTGTGATAGGCGTAGAGTTTTAATTTGCTTGGAATTTCCATTCTTCAATTTCCTTTTCAAGTGCGGTCAGTTCTTCTATGGTTTTTGTTGCCAGCAATCGATCTTCAAACGCCTGTCTTTTCCCAATAATCACGCCGATAGCAACCGCAAACTGTGATGCTTTTTCGATAACTTTCTCAACCAATACTTCAAAAGGAACGCCACGCACTCTTGCGACCTGCTTAAGCATTGGAGTATCGGCATTTTTATCAGCCTTCCACGCTAAAGCCTCTTTCTCTTGTCGATAAAAGCTTTCAATCTCTGTTTGCGGATAACCAACAAGAAGATTTGTTTTAATCTCATCTGCTTTATCTGCTAATCTATTTAATAGCGCTTCTTTTTCTTTGATAAAAATAGCTTCTTGTTTTTCTGTTGAAATAATCCATGCTTTACCGTTCCACTCATGTGATGGCGTTGGTCTTTCCGTAGTTGCTTCAATCTGTCCAGTGTTATTAATAAAAAGCAAACATCCTCGATTTCTTGCGTCAATTAAACGGATAAAATCATCTTCTGATACTTCAATCATATTTTCTGTGATGTTATTTACTTTATCGTTATAAAACACATCGGCTTTTGCGTCATAAAAATAAGCCATCTATTTAACTCCCAATCGCAAAGAATAAAAAAGCACCCATATCCTTTCTTGCCCACGCTCTAAATGATGTATTATTGACATCTCGGACAACAACAATTTCCCCATCGTCACTATAAGAACGCTCGCAAATAAAGACTTGTCCAACATTGTTGAACGCAATCGGAAATTTATGAACGCCCATTCCGTTTACTTCGCCCCATTGAATGATTAACCCACTAGGGAGCTTTGTCCAACCTGTTCGACCTAATGAGTGCGAATAGCCTTGTTCCGCTGCGTTTGGCCATCTAGTCGCGAATGCTGGTTTCCCACCAATCTTGTCCCACGGCGTTGTGCGTTCTTCAACCCAACTTCTATATGCGACTATTTCGCCATTATCGCCAATTGTCGGGAATGATAAGAATACATTTGAGTCGCCTGTGTATTTCATGTTAAATCGGCGATTGGCTACATTGTGAGACTCAGGGTGAACCTCTAACGACCAAACGCCTCTTTGTGATCCAAGCTGAAGTTTACTCCAGTTCCCATTCTGACCATTAATTCTTAAATCGCCGTCAATCGCATCGCCACTTTTCGACACTCTTCCGTTTGCATTAGTGTTGGCATCATCTGCAGAACGCTGGGCGTTATTCGCTTTTGACACGCCATCGTTTGCTGTTCGTTGGGCATTATCTGCTGCCGTTTTTGCTTCAACGCCTTTATCGTAAGCTGTTTTGACGGCTGACGATGTCGCCACATTGTCATTACTGTTGCTAGTAACTGAATTTGATTTTTTGCTGTTTTGAATGTAATTTCCAAGTGCGAGTTGAACCGTGCTGATGAGTTGTGCAAGTTTTTTACCGGCTCTTGCAGACAATCCCAATTTGTCACTATCAAGCCCCGTGTCATCAGTGAGTTGCACAATACCTGCTTTTGTTGTATCGGCTTTTTCGATTTCGTGTGTATGTCCGCTTTCATCAAAGCCATTTGTGGTTGATGATGTAATTTTTTTCGGATTAAATTGCTGACGTGTAACAAAAATTACAGAATTATCAATGCTTAATGTAACGGCTTGTGAATTGCTGACTTTTAAAATCATCCGCAACACTTGCACTTTGCCGCTTCCGCTTTCAAGTGTTGGCTTAAAACTTTCAGGCGCATTGGCATAAGCCACTAATTTGTTTGCGCTGTCGAAAACCCCCATTTCTCGGATATAAAACCCGCCCACATCTTCCGGTATTGTTAATTCAATGATGATTTGCTTGTTGTTGCGTGGATCGAGTGACACGGCACTGACATTGGCTCGGTGTGTCTCTTTCACCAATGCTGTGCGGTCTGCCGTTGGTGTAACGGCTTGTCCGTTCCCATCGCCCACTGCAAAGCTTGATAATCTAAGCGGCTGATTAGTTGCTATGGCTTTTGCAAAAGCTTGTGTGCCGTAGTTGGTTAATACTGTGAAATATTGTGCTGTCATATAAATCCTTAAATAGGGTAAACACTGACGATTTCGCCAGTTTGTTGCCCAAAGAATGTATTCATTGTGCCAGTTGGTGAAATGGCGATGGCGAGCTGTGATAAATGGCGTGAAACAGGTTTTACATCATTAATTAATCGCACTAATTCGTTGTAAGTTTGCTCATTCAATCCTGTTTCCGGCACTTCCACGGTAATGCTAAACGTGCCTGCTTTACCTTGCGGTTTTTGATTGAACCATTCTTTTAATTCAACAAGATAGCCTATTGGTTCGATCACTCGTTTTACGGCGGCAATGGTGCCTTTGTGTTTATGCACGAAAAAAGATTGTTTAATGGCAATGCGTTTAACTTCTTCGCTCCAATCTTCATCCCACTTATCCACCGAAAATGCCCAAGCCAAATAGGAAAGAAGCTCCGATGGGCATTTATCAGGGTTTATCAAGTCAGCAATAATGACTGGATTTTCAACCGCACTTTTTAAAATTTCTGCGGCTCGTTTTTCCAGTTTTGTTGATCCTGTTGGCAATAGGTGACTAGTAATCATCACTTGTTACAATCTCAATATTAATATTTGTGCAATAGCCTGATTTTGAGCTAGGCAAAACAATATCGGCTGTTGGCGCAATTAATTCCACTCGCTGAACGCCTTCAAGGTGCAGTGCGGCATAAATTCCCGATAAGCTAATGTCTCGCCCTAGTCTGCGTTTTTCTGCAGCATATGCGTTGAGTTTTTTCATCGCTTCTGCTTTTATCGCTTCATATTCTGGGCCGCGATATAAATGCAATTTTGCTCGGATTTCGTAGGTTTGGATCACTGCACTTTGCACTGTTACACGATCCCCGATTGGTCGGATGTTTTCATCGTTCAATCTTTCGCGGACGGCTTTTAATACGGTTTCACTTGCGACGCCTTGTCCTGTTCGGCTTAAAATCGTGACGGTAACATTGGCGGGTTCAGGTGAGACGACGGACACATCCGCCACATC